CAACCACACAAGATGATATGTTTATTAGATTTGGTGATCAAGAGGACATTAATACTTTTGCACCTTCAGCAGTTAATGCAGCAGGCACACAAAGATTACAAGACGGAACTAAAATAATAGGAGCTATTAAAGCAAAAGAGACAATTTTAATATGGACCGATACAGCTTTGTACACCATGAAGTTTATTGGTGCACCTTTTACATTTGGCTTTGAGCAGGTTGGCACAAACTGTGGTTTGATAGGTAAGAACGCAGCTGTCGAGATAGACGGTGTTGCCTATTGGATGAGTAACAATGGATTCTTTCTATTCGATGGTACAGTCAAGTCACTACCTTGTTCTGTTGAGGACTTTGTCTATGACGATATCGATCTAACAAAAGGACAACAGATTACAGCAGGTGTTAACAATTTGTTTACGGAGATTATTTGGTGGTATCCTACATCTGGTCAAAGTTTCAATAACAGATTAGTTGCATATAATTACTTAGAGTCACCAGGATCACAAGTCCCTGGTGGTATCTGGTATACTAGCACAGAGGGTAGAACATCTTGGATGGACGCTAAGATATATCCAAAACCATATGCAACATCTTACGGGTCCACTGAGACAGGGACTTTTCCAACAATACAAGGGGTCACTGGTCTTGGAGCCACAACTTATTTTGAACACGAAGTGGGTAATAATCAAATCAATACAGACGGATCGAGCACTGCCATATCCTCTTTTGTAAAGTCTTATGACTTTGACTTAGAAGGACAAGGTAGTGAAGGAGATAGATTTTTATCTGTTCGTCGTTTTGTACCGGACTTTAAAGCATTGCAAGGCACTGCCAAAGTAACGTTGGCCGTGAAACGTTTTCCAGCTCAAGAAGATTCTTCTACAGGATTGAGTCCTTTCTCTATCACATCTAGTACAACTAAAAAAGATACAAGAGCTCGTGGTAGATATGTTAACATTAAAATAGAAAACGATGACATTGATAACCACACTCATTGAACAATTGAATTCTACTTTTTTAGATGAAGTAAAACAGGAGCAAGAGAGATTTTCTTGGTTTATCAGTGGCTAATATATATAAAAATGCAAAAGTAGATTTAACAACTACAAACAACACCACAGTTTACACTACTCCTAGTAACTCTAGAGCAATAATAAAATCTATTCTAGTTTCTGAGGACAGTAACAATGCAGATACAATAACTTTGACAGTAACAGACGCAGCGGACGCTGTGTTTAGTTTATTCAAAGAAAAAGCTATATCTGCAAAAGCAACAAATGAATTATTAACACAACCTTTGGTTCTTCTCGAAAGTGAAGCGCTGAAGGCACAAGCTGCGACCGCTGACAGATTACATGTGGTTGTTTCGATACTAGAAATAAGCAGAGATTAAGGAGGTAAAATGGTATCTTTTGTAGAAAAAGGCAAAACTGACGCGATAGTAAACGGCACAGTCATAAAGGATGTTGAGATTGAGACCGAAGTAACAGTCAAAAATCTTAAAACAAACGTCGAATATAAGTCTGACAAAGAGGCTGAGGACGATGTCAACGATCCAGGCACTGATACAAAGCAAGAAGACATATCTAGAAGTGTCAATATAAAAGTCGCTAAATTGCCAGATGTTTCATCTCAATCATAGGATGAGCAGTTGATTTTTGAGCCAAAAAAAAGTAATGTATTTATGATAGATACTGGTAAATTGTATGATATTACCGTAGCTTTCGGACTTTATAAGTCGTTTCCTCGCTATAAAGATCACACGTTCGAGGACGTGCTAGAACACATCGCCCCGTCCGTAGATCTGAATCAATATAAGATTCACTACAAAAATGGTTTACCTTTTGCTTTTACGAATTGGGCATTTTTGAATAAGGATGCAGAGAAAAGATTTATGACAACCGCAGAACTAAACCCTGAAGATTACAATAGTGGAGACATCCCCTGGCACGTCGATACAGTCTGTATTGATGATGTAAAATCTGTTATGAAATGGACCAAAGAATACTTTACTAATTTACTAGGGTGTAATAAACCTGTAAAATGGTTACGCGTAAGTGATGATGAGGTTATTACAAGAGTTGTAACTAGATACACAAAGGAACATTATGGGATCAATTAAAAAAGCATTAAAACCTGTCACAAGAGTTATTGATGATATTATCCCTAATGAAATAAAACCTGCACTACCTTATATTGCAGCTACGTTCGGCGCACCATATTTAACCCCTTTTGTTGGAAAAGGACTTGCAGGTTTAGGAATGAAAGCTCTTTCTAATTCTGCACTTCAAGCAGGTTTAACAAAAGGTTTAGCAGGGGGTCTTGCCAATATTGGAACACAAGCTTTATTAGGTAAAAAAATTAATCCAACTTCTGCTTTATTTTCTGCAGCGACAGTGGGTGGTGGTCAATTTTTAAAAGACTCTCCGTTTTTTCAAGACTCTAAATTTGCAAAATCCGTAGGTGAGTTTATTTCTCCAGATAAATTAGGTGGTATGAATTTAAAAGAAGCCTCTGCCGCAGCAACAACACCTTTAACAGCAGGTACAGCAGAATCTGCTTATGATGCCGCGAAAAAAGCGAATGAAGAGTATGAACAATATTTAGCAGATCAACAAGCCGCAGGAGCAGAAGATATTCAAACACGTGTTGATTATATTACACGTTACATGAGTCTTGCTGGTTTCGATCAAGATAATATTGATACAACATTAAATGAATTAGGCTACGCGGCCAACGGTGGTTTGATGGGGACTCGTGTTGGGTTTAAAAATGGTGGAGACGTGGGCACTTTAGGAGATTCCATGCAACAGATAAAAATTCTTTTAATGAAAAATGAAATACTATCCGCTGGTGGCGGTGGCTTTGGTGGTAAAGATTTAGATGATAAGACAGATGATGAGATTATAAAAATACATGAAGATTTATTCGGTCAAGATAAAGCTAATGGTGGTTTAATGGCAACTCGTGTTGGTTTTGAACAAGGTGGTGACACAATGATGGCACGTGATGATAGAATAGGAACTTTGTTTAATTTATTAGAAGCTGAAAGAATGGCTGGTGATAATGCCGACCTAGATTTAATTAAAGAGTATGAAGCTGAATTATTTGAATTATTATCGCCAAGAAAAACTGCAGCTGAGGGTGGTATCATGGATTTAAAAATGGGTGGTATGCCTGCTGAAATGGATTTACGAGGTGGTGGCTTTGTGCCTATTGGTGCAAAAGAAAAAGCCGATGATGTTCCGGCTAGATTATCTAAGAATGAGTTTGTAATGACCGCTGATGCAGTAAGAGCTGCAGGCGGAGGAAGTGTTAACAAGGGTGCAAAAAGAATGTATGATTTAATGAATAACTTGGAGGCTAGAGTGTAATGGCAGAAGAACAAATTACCACGACGAAACCCGCGCCGTTTATAGAGGCGGCGGGAACAACACTGACAGAAAAACTTATGCCTTTATTAGGTCAACCACTTGACACCGCATCATTTGCTCAGACAGTAGCAGCACAAGATCCTTTACAACAACAAGCAGTTCAAAAAGCTTCAGGACTTGGTTCTTTTGAACCTTTCTTAGCTCAAGCCGGTGCCGACGCCACAGCAGCTCAACAACTTACAGGTCCACAAGCTTTTCAAGAATTTATGTCTCCCTATCAACAAGAAGTAATTGATACATCTCTTGCAGCGCTACAAAGAGAACGTGATATTGCAAGACAACAAATAGGAACAGGAGCAGCACAATTAGGAGCTTTTGGTGGTGGTCGTCAAGGACTACAAGAAGGTGCATTTGATGCTGAAACAGCTTTAGGTAAAGCACAGTTAGAAGCACAATTAAGGGCTCAAGGATTTCAACAAGCTCAACAAGCAGCTCAACAAGCTTTTGCTAATCAACAAGCACTATCTACACAACAACAAGGATTAGCACAATTAGCTCCACAATTAGCGCAACAACAAATTACAGGATTACAACAATTAGGATTAGGTCAACAAGCTCAATCACAAGCTGTTCTTGATGCCGCTGCACAAGCCGCAAGAGAACAAGCGTTTGAAGAACAACAACGATTAGGTTTTGTTGGTCAACAGTTAACAGGATTGATTGGTGGATATCCTGCACAACAAACTTTCCAAACAACTACTGCTCCACCACCTAGTCCATTGTCACAAATTTTAGGTGTAGGTGCTACGGCGGCAGGTATTGGTGGCCAATTATTTGGCTCAGGAGGAATCTTTGGTTAATGAGTAGAACATTAAAAAGACCCATGTTCCGCGATGGTGGAAGAGCGAACAGTAAAGGCACGGGTATCATGACGGGGATCGAGGACCGCGAGCCTTACGCTGTGGGTGGAACAAGTTTAGATCCTTATGTTAGTGGACCCTTTCAACCCGAACCAAAAAAATATTATTTAAATGAACTTTTTGTGCCAAAGATAGGTAGTGGAATAATCGAGGGACAAAAAGCAAGTACCTTAAATTTTTTAAATAAAACAGTGCCTGGTATTCAAAAAGAAGGGACAACTAATTCTACTTTTAGTCTAATACCTAAAGCTGAAGCATCAGAATTACCTATTGTAACAAGCTCTCCTAAAAAAACGGAACAAAAAAAACCTGAAGAAAAACCTGAGACCACAAAAGCAAATCAACCTGGTGGAAGAGGTTTAGATGAAGATTTAGATGATATTAAATTAGAAGATTTTGAAGAAGAAATTACTAAAAAAGCAGAAATATATGAAAAATTATTAGGTGGTAAAGACGCAAGAACACAAGCGGCTTTTAGAGCTTTGACAGCGGGAGGTTTAAAAGCTCTGCAAGAAGGTGATGTTGTTAGTGGTTTGCAAGAAGGTTTTGAAAAATTAGAAGGTATTGATGATTTAAGTAGAAAAGCTAGACTACTAGCGATTCAAGAAAAAATAGAAAGAGATGCTCAAAAAACTCCAACAAAAGCACAAGAAGTAGAGATTTTAGCAAAGAGGTATATGGATAATGGAATGAAAGCAGCAGATGCTTACGCAGCGGCAGAGAAAAAAGTTTATGGAAGTGAAAAAGACTCTACACTACCTCCAAGAGATCCTCAAAGATATTTACAAGATGTTACTTTAGATTTTTTAAAATTAGCCCAAGACAATGAAGTCATAGCTTTAAATCCTAGTGGTTTTGCTAAAGCATCTATTTTAAGACAAGAAGGAATTCCAACCATAACATACAGTGAAGAATACGATGCTAATCAAGATAAATATGTTGTAGTTAAAAGTAAAAGTCATGATGAGTTATCACCTGGTGAATACGCTTTTGATCCTGTAGAAAGTCTTTTCTTATACAAAAATAAAAAAGGTGAAAAAGGAAAAGCATCATCTCAATCAGATGCTATACAAAAAAGTGGTCAGTAAAAGGAGTTTTTAAATGGCTCTTGAAATTATTTCTAAAAGCGAATTTGAAAACAGAGGAGTTACTCAAACTAAAAGAGATATCTCTGAGCCTGATGAAAATGAAATTGGTAGTATTGAATCTGTTTTAAATGGTATTGCATCCGGTGTTTTAAAAATACCTGAAGGTGTTGTATCACTAGGTGCAGAGCTTTATGACTTAGGGGCTGATACCAATACATCAGCAAAAGTAGAAAAGTTTTTTGATGATATCAATATTTTTGAAGAGAAAGCAGAAGCTACTGCAGCTGGTAAAATAGTTGAAACTTTAGTTGGCATTGGTGTACCTGGCGGTGTTGCTTTTACTAAAGGTGCTAGTCTTGCTAACAAAGCAATCAAAGCTAAGAAAGCTAAAAAGTATTTTAATTTAGATAAAAAATCTCTTGATTCAAATCAGCTAAGAACAGCTAGAAAAGAAGCAGTTAGTCTAACTAAAAAAGACAAACTAAAATCTTACGCAGTAGGCACTTTAGGAAGTGGTGTTGCAGAAGGTGTGTTTGTAGCAGATGTAGAAAGTATTGGAACTTTTGGTGATTTAGTAGGTGGTCCTACTGAATTAGATAGAAGTAACGACGAAGATGTTACAAGAGATTTAGTGAATAGAGTTAAGTTTGGAACAGAAGGTGCTTTATTCTCCGGACTAATAGGTGGTGTAGGAGCCACAATTAAAGCCATTGCTAATAGAAGTAAAAAATTAGAGGCATCTGATGATGCTATAGATAAGATACTAGAAAAAGTAGGAGGCTCTCTTAGAGCAAGAGGTTTTAAACCACCAACATTTTTTAAGTTAGAAAGAGAAACAATTGGTAAACGTTCTGCTGATGTTAATCGAGCGCAAAACGTTGCGAGAGAAACAAATAAAATAATAGATGGTTTGTTTCCTACTTTTAAAAGTATTTACGATAAAACAACACAAGAAAATAGAAAAAAATTATCAAAAGTAGTGAACGATGCTTTATTATCTGGATCACCTAAAATAGGTGATGATGCAAAAGTAGTTTTTGGAACCATGAGTAAAGAAAAAGTAGACACTGCCATAGAACAACTCAAAAAATATGGAGCTAGTCAAAAAGATATAGATAAACTTTTTAAAGGTTTTGAAAATATTAGAAGCTCATGGGGAGATATGTTCTCTAGTATAGGTTATGCTTTGAAAGGAGAAAATGATAAAGCTTTTAAAGAATTTACAAAAGAATTTGGTGACAAGTTTCAAGAATATTTAGGTGGAACTTACGAAGTATTCGTAAATAAACCTTTACTACCTTGGTTAAAATATAAGCCTACAGAGGAAGTAGTTAACAAAGCCGTAGATATGTTTATGGCTTCAGGAACGGCAACCAGAGAACAAGCACAAACTTACGTTAGTGAAATAATTAAAACAGCGAGATTACCTAGAGCCTTAACTTTTTCACACTCTAGAAATCCAGATCCCATTTTTAAAGCTCCTCCTGGTTTTTTAAAAGATTCAATATCTAAAGAAGTCTTAGACGCAGCTCTTAGTCCAGATAAATTTATTAGTTTAAAATTTTTACCAAAAGATAAAAGAGAAATAGTAGAACAACTACTAGGTAAGGTTGAAGATCCTACACAAACAATTTTAGCAGGAACAGAGAGAATATCAGGTATAACTAGAGTTAATGAATTTTATAGAAGATTAAAAGATTTTTCTAATGAGGCCATTAAAAAAGGTAGACCAGGTATGTTTTTCGATAACACAGACGAAGGTTATAGAGCCGCAGAAAAAGTTTTTGGTGCAGGGAATGTAGAAACAGCTTTTTTTGATCCTAATAGAGTATTTGAAATAGGTTCAGGTAATCCTTTAGCTGGAAAACTTACTTCTAAAGCCATACAACAAGCACTAGAAGTAGGAGAAAAAAATCTTATTAGCAATCCAAGTTTATCTTTTGTTTATGATAATTTTATTTTGTTTCCAAAAGCCACATCACAAATAGCCAAAACTATTCTTTCTCCAATAACTCATGTTCGTAACTTTGTAAGTGCGGGAGCGTTTGCCGCGGCTAATGGAATTATTCCAGGTCTTACAAGTCCTGTAGAAATAGCAAAAGCCATGAAAGATTCTTATAAAGCGTTACAAATACCTGTTGTAGGAGCAAGAAAATCAAATGAATTTTATGAAGAATTATTAAGATTAGGTGTTGTTAATAGTAATGTAAGATTGGGTGATCTAAGAAGACTATTAAAAGATATCGATTTTGGAGAAGGTTTAAATAATAGAAGTGGATTAAAATTATTAACAAATCAATTAAAAAAAGTTAAAAAATTTTCCGAAGACTTATATACAGCAGAAGATGATTTTTGGAAAATTACTACGTTTGCAATAGAAAAAAGTAGATTAGCAAAAGCCTATGGCAAAGCAGGTATAAAAAGAACAGATAAACAATTAATGGAAGAAGCTGCTGACATTGTTAGAAACAATGTTCCGAACTATGATTATGTTGGTGAGTTTATAAAAACACTTAGAAAGTTTCCTGTTGGAAATTTTGTTTCTTTTCCGGCTGAAATATTGAGAACAGGGACTAATATTGTCAGACGAGCTCTCAAAGAAATAAACTATAAAGAAACTTTAGAAGATGGAACCGTTGTAAAACCACTACAAGGAATAGGTTTTAAAAGATTATTTGGTTTTGGAACAACTGTAGCCGCAGTGCCTTACATGACGGTGGAAGCAGCTAAAACCATGTACAATGTAACAGAAGATGAAATGCAAGCTCTTCGACGATATGTTCCAGAATGGTCTAAAAACTCTACACTTATTCCCCTTAGAGATAAAAAAGGAAAATTAAAATATGTAGATTTTTCTCATGGTAATGCCTATGACACTTTAATAAGACCAGTGCAAACAGTTATTAACGCGGTAGCAGAAGGTCGAGATGATGAAGATGGTATCATGGATGATTTTTTAAAAGGATTATTTGTATCAACTAAAGAATTAGGTGCACCTTTCATTAGTGAATCTATTTGGACAGAAGCTGCAACAGACATTCTTATTAGAAAGGGACGAACAAGAGACTTTAAAGAAATTTATAACCCTGAAGCTCCCGCAGGAGAAAAAGCAAAAAAGATTATAGAACACTTAGTAGAATCTCAAACACCTGGATCGTGGAACGCTTTTAAAAGATTAGACTTAGCAATCAAACCTGTTGATGTGCTTCAAAAAGGTAAGTTTGATGAATATGGACAAACCTATGAATTAGGTGATGAGTTAGCAGGAATTGTTGGTTTTAGAGCTGTCAACGTTGATCCTGAAAGAGCCATCAACTTTAAGATAGCAGACTACAGTAGAGGTATTCGTAACTCTAGAAAACTATTTACCTCTGAACTTTTAAAAGGTGGTCCTATCAGTCCAGGAGATATTGTTGATCGATACATAATAGCAAATGAAGCTGCGTTTAAAGTTAAAAAAGAATTTTTTGAAGATTACATTGCAGCTTTAAAATTAAAAGCCAATAAAAAAGAAATAGATACTAAGGTTCAAGATAGATTAGGTAAAAAAGAATTAAAAAATTTAAAAAAAGGCTTGTTTACTCCTTTGAATATTAGTGAAGGTGTGGAAGAGGCTTTTCAAGAAAACGCTGATAAAATAGGACAAGAAAACCAATATAGAAGAGTCAAACCTTTTTTAAAAGATATATTTAAAATATTTAAAAACCTACCTATAAGAATACAAGAACTTCCTACAATTAGAAATATATTCAAAGAAGTGGAATTATCACCAACAGACACCAGTTACTTACCACCATCAGGGCCTCCAATAGGTCCTGCTAGTAATATGACTAATGTTGACCCTCAAACAGGCTTAACGGCAACAGAGCTAGCATTGTTACCACCAGATGATCAAGCAATAAGACAAAAATTAAATAGGAGAATATAATGAAACTATCACAACACTTTAGCTATCAAGAATTTATTAAGTCACAAACAGCAACTAGAAAAGGTATATCAAATGAGCCTGATGACTCGCAGCTATACAATATGAAAATGATTTGCGCTAATATTTTAGAGCCGGTCAGAGTTCACTTCGATAAGCCTGTCATCATTACGTCAGGATTTAGAAGTCCAGAGTTGTGCGTGGCCATCGGATCGTCGACTAATTCTCAACACGCAAAAGGCGAAGCTGCAGACTTTGAAATACCTGGTGTATCAAACAAAGAGCTTGCAGATTGGATACATGACAATCTACCTTACGATCAATTGATACTAGAATTTTTTGATGGTAAAGACCCTAACAGTGGTTGGGTGCATTGTTCTCACAAATCAGAGAACAGAGGACAATATCTAATCGCTTATAAAGATGAAAATAGAAAAACTAAATACGCTCCGGCTATTTAATCCAATCTACTAACTCTTCTCCCATAATTTCGTTGGCAATATCTATCTTGTCACGTAAAGCTTTGACTATTCTTTCGTCAACAGTTTTTTCTGCGATCAAATCTATGTAGGTAACAATATTTTTTTGACCTATTCTGTGGGCTCTGTCTTCTGATTGTAGTCTTTTTTCTAAGTCATAATTGTTAGAATAGTAAATTACAGTGTTTGCAGCTGTAAGTGTAATTCCATACCCTCCGGTTTGAGTGTTTCCAACAAAATACCTAGTATTTCCCTTTTCAGCTTGATACAGAGCAATATTTTTCTGGCGTGTCTTTGCATCAACTGCACCGTAATATGCCACTGTAGAGTCATCTCCGTAGGTTTTTTTTAAGACTTCGACTATCTTTTCAATATCATGAACGTAATTTGCCCAGATTATGACTTTACCCTCTACTTCCTCTAAAATAGATAGCAACTCATTCATTCGATTGCTTTTGACCTCAGTGACTGTGCCGTCATCGGCTTTGAAATGACCACAGGTAATCTGATGTAGCCTCATCAATTGTGTGATTACATTCATCGTGCTCATGGTTTTATCTTTCAACTCAGCCATAGCTGCAACTTTCATAGAAACATATAATTTTTTCTGTTCATCTGTAAGTTCAACTGTTCTTTT